ATAAAATGACTACCTTTACATCATCAAAATAATAATAACAATTAAAACAAAAGAGCAATGAAGTCAATTTACGCAAAAGACATAAAGGCAATGCTTCTGACAGAAGAGGAATTTTTCTCCATTGAACAAGAGATAAGCGAGATTAATAAGATAGGATTCTCGGAAAGCCTTAATTTTACTCTGCAAAATAGCACAGATTGGCAGATTAAGAAAGATGGCATTACAAAGATGCTCAAATACTTCGCTTGTAAAACAATCAATGGTAATCTGACAAACAGCTTTAATGAGGTTTGTCGGAGTGTAGCGCAATTATTATGTACAAGCCGATTCAACGTGGCACGCTGGCTTAAGGGTATGGAAGATTCGTTTGTTATTGCTGACCAATTCGGTCAGGATTACATCGAAATAATTTAAATACAATGGTAGGCAATTTGCCTGCCAATAAAATAAAAGAGCAATGAAACAAATAACAATTTATCTTAATTCTGATGTGGCAAATATCGCTACAAATATTCCTTATTTTAAGTTTTCTGAATTAGAAAAGATTGCAAGAAAAGAAACTGTGGAAATTATCTTTTTCCGAGATTATTGCAGAGTGATTGGTAAGAAAAATAGGAAGATAAAAGTTCCAAAGAAGATAACTGCATCATCAAAAGAGCTTTTGATGTGGGTTGAAAATAAAATAATGACAGCATGGAAATGAAACCTATAACAAGAAAAGAATTGTTAGCATATTGCAGAAAAAGTGGTAAGGCTATAGAATATACACGTCCTACGTTCTCAGAGGCGAATAAGATGAGCAAGAGAGAGCTTTGTATATATATAGGACTATTTGGATTAAGACTTAGACCTATTGATGGCTCGCTTGATAATGCTAATTATTGGTTGAAAAATAAGACCAAAGAAAACATCTTAGATGTTTTTAGACATGAATTTAGACAAAAAGACTGATAAGGTAAAGGCATTGCTAAGGTCTTCCCATTTCAAAGAGGCTCTTGCTATTACAAAGACGTTTCGATTTGGATTTACAAAATCTGAAAAAAGAAGTATAGAGATCGCACATGAAGTTTTGACAGGAAATGAAAGGTTTTACCAATTATTAGGCATAGATACTGAAAAGGAAATAAGAAACGCTCATAAAATACTCATAGATAAGTTTTTATAGATTTAATTGTTATTAGATTCGGCTGTGCTTGCCTGAGAAGGTAGGTGCAGCTTTTTTGTATCAAGAAAAGCGTATAATTTATTTGAAATTCAAATAGATTTAGTTATCTTTGTAACATAAATATAAAGATAGTCACGATGATAGATTTAAGTTCTATAGACTTTGATAGTGGAAACATATCAGAAACAATAGGTATGTTGAAAAACAAATCAGTGTCTGTTCCTTCATGGGATAAGCTTGCCAAGGATTATGAGCCTACTATGCATGAAATTTTATCTGATACGACAATGTTGAAAGATAAAATACGAGCAGATGGACAATTAGACAAGTCCTCACGAATTATTATAGGAATGGAGAAGTTGCATGTAAGGCGTTTGTCGGAGTTCACTTTTTCGATTCCTGTAAAGCGTGTGTATCACAACGTTGATGATAACAAGTTAAGGAAAGATATAGTCAATGCTATAGAGTCTGTTTATAAGAACGTACGTATTGATAGTGAGAATTTGAAGAGAGCTACAGCATTATATGCGTCATGCGAAATTTTCACTGTTTGGTATGCAGTTAAGAAACGAAACAGACTATACGGATTCGATAGCGAATATAAACTAAAATGCAAGACATTCTCTCCGATGAATGATGTACGATTGTATCCTCTCCTTAATGAAATGGATGATATGCTTGCTATGTCTTTTGAGTACAATAAGACTGTAAAAGACAAGGAGGTTACATTTTTCGAGACGTACACCAAAGATAAGCATTATATTTGGAAACAAAGTGATGGAGTTGGGAAATGGGATGTAGTTCTAACTCAGCAAACGGAAGATGGTGATACGGCAAATGGCGAAGAAATAGTATTAATGAAAATCCCTGGAGTCTATGGATGGCGGTCAAAACCAGTCTATGATGGATTGTCACCTATCAGAGCTGAGATTGAATACTCTTTATCACGCAACTCTAATGTGATAGCATACAATTCTGCTCCTTTGCTGAAAGTTGTAGGTGCTACCAAAGGGAAAGAGGACAAAGGGGAAAGTTACAGAGTCGTTCATTGTGAACAAGGTGGAGACGTTTCCTATGTATCTTGGTCGCAGTCTGTGGAGGCTCTTAAGTATCATGTTGACTCTATGCGTAATATGTACTGGATGCAGGCTCAGATTCCAGATATCTCGTTTGACAATATGAAAGGGCTTGGGAATATAGGATACGATGCAAGACAGACATTGCTGTCAGATGCTCACCTAAGAGTAGGAGATGAGTCTGGCACTTGGATTGAATTCTTTGAGCGAGAGTGTAATGTTATAAAGGCTTTTCTTGCTGCAATGAATTCTGCGTGGGCAGATGAAATGGACAACATTGGTGTTGAGCATATAATAACCCCTTACATACAGAATGACGAACTTGCTGAGATTACTAAGCGTATGAAAGCAAACGGAAATAAGCCTATTGAAAGCCAGTTAGAATCTATACAGAAGTATGGAGAGAGTTCAGATGCAGAAAAGACATTTGCAATGATACAAAAAGAAAATGCGATAGAAGCGGTTAACTCTGCTTCGGCATTTAACTCAGAAAATCAAGTGTTATGACGGTAGAAGAATTAAAAGCAAAGAAATATGAAATGGATCAGAAGATTTCTTTAGCCATTAAGGAATTTGAAGAATGTACAGCGATAGAAATAAAGGCAATTAACCTTTGCCGCTGTACATTGAGCAATGAACTCGGTATAGAAAAAGATTTCAAGTATAATATAAAGTCAGAATTAGAACTATGAAACAGAAGTTAGCAAAATTACTTTTAAGATTGGCTGAGAAATTGTGCCCAACTTGCGAGGCTAAACCATCTTACGAGGCTAAAGAGATAGCGATTGCAGTTGCTATCACCAAGAAGAATATCCGTCAATATAGAGGTTCTTGTAGTAAAAATACCTCATATCGTAAGGGTGTTTCTGATATGACACGTATCCAGAAAGGAAATAACCATAGCCACATCTTTGAAGCTATAGAAAAGAATGGTCTTATTAAGGATGTTGTATATCTGAAAGGTGGTGAAAGGGTTGTTGAATCTCGATTAAAGGTATATGTCCGTAAGGAAGAGAAATAAAGAATCCAAAGGTTCTATTAATAAGTGTGGTGAGTGTGCTTTATGTGAAGTTGAAATGAAGTTTTCAACTCTTAGCTTGAAAGGGAAGCCTACTCTCGGACGATGTCCTCATTATGCTAAAGGTGTATATTGTGTATTGTTAAGCCGTATGGCTTGTAAACATTTCAAAGCAAAGAATGGGTAAACCAAGATTGCCAAATCAGAAAAAGGCATATAAGGAATTAAGTAAACGACTTGCAGGCTATATGATGCGAGTTCGTAACATATACGATAGACTCAACGAAAAGGCAGCAATGCTCGTTGAGTCTGTTGGTTATGATGGGTTTACAGAGTTCTCATTTGACGATTACCCAGAAATAGAACGAGAGGTAAAACTTTTGCTTTCTCAGTTTGTAGGAGAAATGCAAACACTCATCTATTCAGGTACGTCGTCTGAATGGAAGAGTAGCAATACATTCCAAGATGCTGTTGCAGATAAGGCGCTGAAATATTATAGGGCTCAGATACACGGAGATAGATTTAAGCATTATTATCGTGATAACGGTGATCAGCTTAAAGCTTTCTTGCAAAGAAAAGAAAAAGGATTAAATCTTTCGTCTAAACTGTGGAATCAGTCTGGTAACTACAAAGAATCTCTTGAAGTGACAGTTTCTACAGCTATAGAGAAAGGAATGAGTGCCACAGCTCTCTCTAAGAAGTTGAGTAGATACCTTAACGATTGGTCGTCATTGCAGGCTGATTACCAAGAAAAGTATGGTAAGGCTACAAATATCCACGATTGTGAGTATCGTTCCCTCCGTTTGGCACGTAACGAGATAAGTATGGCTTACAGGTCAGCAGAGCAAGCCAGATGGCAGCAATTTGACTTTATTCTCGGTTATAAAATAAAGCTGTCTGATTCGCATCCAAGATATGACATTTGTGATGATCTGACTGGTGACTATCCAAAGGATTTCAAGTTTAGAGGTTGGCATCCTAATTGTTTGTGCTACACTGTACCGATAGTAATGAGTGAGGATGAGTATTGGTCAGATAATAGAGAAAATAGTCCTAATAAGATTACTGCACCACCAAAGAATTTTGGAGAATGGGTTGATAAAGCAGAAAACTTAGAACGCATAGGTAAGGCGAATGGAAAAGGAACGCTACCTTATTGGTTAAGAGACAATGCAAAGATAAAAGATTGTTCTGTTTTGATGTCGAAAGCAAGAACTTATGGAGATTCTATACAGAAACAGGCTGAAACCATAGCGAGAAAATATAATGGGACTGTAACTCCTATCAATTACAAAGGTTTTTCTTCAATGTATCGCAAGTTGAATTCTGAAAAAGATATGCTTGTGTCAGATATTAAGGATAGTGTACGAAACACTATTGTCGTAGAAAAAGAAAACATTGATAGTGTTGTAAAAGAACTACAATCATTGCCTACATTTGACAGGTACAAGTCACAAACTCCAGAGAAGTTCTTCGGATATAGCGGCAATATCATCAATTTGAAAATGCCTAATGGCATTCAAGCTGAGATACAGGTTAATACTCCTAAGATGATATATGCTAAGGAGACTGAGGAAAATGCTCGTAAGATACTTGGGAATAAAGTTTGGGAGCAAATAGCAAAGGATACAGGAATACAAGGAGGTTTAGGGCATAAGTATTACGAAGAGATAAGGATTTTAGATGAAGTAAAAGATATGTCAAAGATTGCAGAATTAACGAAACTTTCCAAGTCGTACTACGCACATTTTAGATAAAACTTTTGGTTATCTCGTAAAAATTAACTACCTTTACAATATAAAATTAAATCACTATGGATTTAGTAAATTTATGTAGTAAGCTCAAAAAAGGAACAGTTTACCTCAAGGATGACTACGAAGATATAGTGTTAAGAATGGAAGTTATTGATAATTCTACACACTGTTTTATCAAACGTAAAGGTCGCAAAGAGGTAGAGGTAGATTCTAAAGAAAAAGATGTTTTAGAATCTAAGATGAATGGCAATGAAATCAGCAAAGAAGAGTATGATGAATTTCGATGAACTCCAAGAAAAGGCTATGCAAATAGCTATAAAAGTGCATAGGGGACAGCTTGATAAAGGTGGTAATGATTATATTAATCACCCTATACGAGTGTCTGAGAATTGCAGCTTAGATGAGGAGAAAGTGGTTGCATTACTTCATGATACTATCGAGGACGGAGACATCACTGCTGATTATCTGCTTATGCAAGGTTTCCCTCGTGGAATTGTAGATGCAATATTGTCTGTATCAAGAAATAAAGATGAATCATACTTTGATTTCATTCTGAGGTGCAAGGATAATCCTATTGGGCGTAGAGTCAAAATTGCGGACCTTAAAGACAATATGGATATAACAAGGCTGAAAGAATTAACGGAAAATGATATAGAACGATTGAAGAAGTATCACAAGGCTTATAAGATGTTGAATGAATAATGGAGGAAATAAACCGCCATTATTCATTCAAACATGAAAATACTTCAAAAATCCGCATTCTTCCCCACATAATAGATAGGACCATAGTATAGCACTGTATCATATTTATTGGATTTTTTGTTGAGGTGTATAAATATTTTACCCAGTGGCTTATCTTCGTCAAGGGGGTTCACTCCAAAATCGTATTGTTTAAAACCTGTTTCATCTACGTAGTCCTTTATGCTGTCATAATATTTTTCTTTTATAATGTCTGCAAAAAGCTCTCTTTTTGCTTTTGCTTGGTTAGCTGTTAATTCAATATCTGAAAAACATGCTGAATATAAATAGGATTTGTCATGGTCGAACTGGAAATAAAAGTAACCCAAATTAAACGGGATACCACCAATATAGCCATTGGTTACAATGATTGTTCCATCTTGCTCCCACATATCATCTCCTACATTTCTGTTAAACAAAAACTGTTTTGTTTCCTCGTATGAACTACCGAACGGAATACCTAATACAGACTGTCCAAAAGTTAATGTTGAAACGCACAAAAAAAGTAAAAATAACAGATTTCTTTTCATCGCTTTATTGTTTGGATTTGATTAATAATGCAAATATAATAAATATGTTTAAATTTAGCAAGATAATATGAAAATAAAGCCCAAAGTAAATAAATGTGAAAAACTTTGTTACTCCACGCTTCATTTTTTGTGATTAGTACATTAAGGGCAATTATTTTATTGGAAGACACGAGTTGAAAAAGAAAAACACAAGACTCTAAAAGTTAAATATTATGTAACTACTTGATTTTTAGATAGTTATATTTTGTCAATCCGAATAAAATGACTACCTTTGCATTATCAAAATAATAATAACAATTAAAACAAAAGAGCAATGAAAGATCAGAAAGTTTACACATTAATTAAGACAAGCATGTCTTTTGGTTGTCGTCCTTCTTCTACAATAGAATACACTGGAACAGTCGAAGAACTTACTAAGGTGTTTTCATACACTCTTGAAATTGGCAACTCTTGGAACGGGAAAATAAGCCTTAAGCCAAAAGGTATTAAGACCTTGGTAAAGCACATTAACATGGCTTTTGAAGAGAAAAACAACGGCATGACATTTGTTAAATTAAAAGAGCAATAAAACAACGACGACAGTCCATTATCTTAATTAGCTTAATGGGCTGTCAACTAAAATAAATGAGCAATGAAATTATTTACAGAAAACGTAGATTTCTACCCTACACCAGAGAATGTTATTAATACAATGTTGCTCGGTGAGGATATTTTGGGAAAGACTATATTGGAACCTTCTGCTGGAAGTGGTAATATAGTTAAGTGGTTAAAGAAGAATGGCGCTGGTGAGGTGATAGCTTGCGAGAAAGAGAAATACTTGCAAAAGCTATTGGTTGGAGAATGTAATCTTTTAGCAGAAGACTTCCTCTCCGTTACAGCAGAACAGGTAAGCCACATTGATTATATTGTCATGAATCCTCCCTTTAGCAATGGGGTTAAACATATTAAGCATGCTTTTGCTATTGCTCCTGCTGGTTGTACAATTATAGCTTTATGTAATGCATCAAATTTGGAGAACACATATTCAAGCGAAAGACAAGAATTTCGTGAGCTAATTGCTTTATATGGATGCTCAGAAAATCTTGGTGCTGTATTTGTAGAATCTGAACGAAGAACAGATGTGCAAGTTTCACTTATTAAGCTATACAAGGAAGCCGAAGGAGAGGATGAGTTTGCAGGGTATATGTTCTCTAATGAAGAAGATGTACTTGAAGGTAACAAGACAGAAGGACTTGTACAATACAATGTTGTTCGTGACATGGTGAATAGATATACGGCAGCAGTCAAGCTATTTGATGAAACGTTGGCAGCTGCTAACAAAATAAATGAAATAGCAAAATTCTCTGACGATAGATTTGATTACATGCCTATCAGATTTGCTACGGTTGATGTGAATAGTAAGTGCGTAGACGTAACTCATCAACAATATAAAAAGCAACTTCAAAAATACTATTGGAGGATAATTTTCAATAAACTGAATATGGAGAAGTATGCCACACAAGAATTGCGTAACCAAATAAACAAGTTTGTTGAAAAGCAGTCGAACGTTCCCTTTACTATGCACAACATCTATCAGGTGCTTAATATGGTCATACAAACAACAGGGCAGAGAATGAATAAGGCTCTTGAGGAAGCTTTTGACATGATCTGTTCTTTCTCGGCTGAAAACTCAACAGCTGGAGAGAAGTGGAAGACCAATGCAAATTATATGGTTAACAGAAAATTTATTGTTCCATATATGACTAGTTATGATAGTCGCTATAACAATACGTATGTCAGATTAGGCTATTCTGGGAATGAGGAGAAAATAAATGATGTTGTTAAAGCTATATGTTATGTAAATGGAGTTACTTATGACGAGAAACAAAGCTTGCGAAACTTTATATATGATAAAGATATGCGTTATGGGGAATGGTACGAATGGTCTTTCTTTCGCATTAAAGCCTTTAAAAAGGGAACAATGCATTTTGAGTTCCTCGACGAAAATGTATGGATGCGTTTTAACCAAGTTGTTGCTTCACAGAGAGGATGGGTATTACCAAAGAAAAGTAGAAAAGGTAAGTAAGTCTTTCAAAATATACGTTTAAGGTATAGATTTTCAGAATAACGATTTTAATGCGGTGAGAATAATTATATATCCACCGCATTTTTTACGTTCTATAGGATAAATTTATTGAAAAATTATTTGAAATTCAAATAAAAAAGTTTATCTTTGTAGACGAAAGCGTGTGAAGATGCACGCAACAGAACTGGTCGTAACTTCAGTGCTCTCAATGGTTTAGTTCTAATGACTATGGTCTGCTTGCGTTCACTCGCATTGCAGGCCATTTTTTATTTATAAATAAACAAGCAATGAAGAAACATTTTAAGAAAGTGTTGGAAGCACTGAAAACAAGTAAGGACATTAAGGCACTTGGGTTCAGTCGCAGAGAGTTGAAGGGTGTTGCTGCTAAGATTGCCGACAAACTTGACTCCGAAATTAAGGAAGATGCTACGGATGATGAGATTCAGGAAGCAGTAGACGATGCCATTGATGCCGCCCTGCCTTTCCTCCAGTTCTCACAGACGATATCTGACAGCCGTGTCCAAGCGTACAAAAATACTCACTCTACCAATGAAGGAGATGATGATGACGACGATGACGATGTGGAACCAGCAACACGTAAGAACCGTAAGAGTCAGACTTCTAAGAAGAATGGTAAAGTTGAGAACGAAGACGATGACGATTCACCACTTGCAAAGGCACTGAAACCATTGATGGACAAGCTTGATGGTATGCAGTCCGAGATTACAGCGCTCAAAAGCGGTAATACTGCTAATAGTAGAAAGGCTAAGCTCGAGAAGCTGTTGAAAGATACTGGTAAGTTTGGTGAAAGAACACTCAAAGCCTTCGGTCGTATGTCGTTCAAAGACGATGAGGAGTTTGAGGATTTCTTCGAAGAGGTAGAATCAGACCTTGAGGCAGAGAACCAAGAACGCTTAAATCGTGGACTTGACAAGTTAGGTGCACCTGGCGTTACAGGCGGTGCCGCAGAAAGTCGTAAAAAGAAGAACGACGAAGAAATTATGTCCGATGATGAGGTTAAGGCGCTGGCTAAACTTTAATCATCACAAGTAAAATCAAAATTTTTAGTACAAATGGGTGCAAAAACAAATTTGGTAAATGGAACTACAAAGGTAATGTCGGATGTAGATTCTATTGTTATCCGTCAGTACATCGGAGGTATCACAGGTGGTGCTACTCTTGATATGACTGACTTCAAGGATGATGTTATTAAGGCAGGTCATCTTGTTATTCGTACACTCGACGAAGACGGTAATTACACTTACAAGCCTATGCCTGTTGCTGACAAAGCTTATAAGGCTCTTCCAGCAAGTCATGAGTATGTTGGTGTCGTAGTACGCTCTAAGATGGCAAATGAGCCAATGGTCGCAATTATGGATAATGGCCGTGTTAACGACAAGGCTATGCCATATCCATTGACCACAGAGATGAGAACTGCAATTAAAACAGCTCTCCCAAATCTTATTTTTGAACACGATTAACAAAGGAGGTTAAAGTATGAAAGAATCACTTTTTTTACAATTTATAGCTTCTATCTGGCCTAAGCTGAACCTGTATATTAAGGAAAAAGAGGAGCCAGCAAAGCGTTCTTATCTCCACAAGGAGATGTTGGCTCCAGTGTATAGCTCTGATCAGAAGTGGGAGGGTACATCCGCAAAGACATCTTACGTTGCTGCTGATATGGTTGCAATGGACTCCCCTCTCCCTGTCAAGAAACGTGGAGCTATCGCGTCTTCTAATGGTAAATTACCAAAGGTTGGTATGAAAAAGATTCTTATTGAGTCTGATATTAACGCAATCAACATCATGAAGGCACGCTTTACCACAGCTTCTACAGATGAAGCAAAGAATGCTGAGAAGCAGCGTATTTTGACTAAGTTGCTCAATGATGGTGAGGCTTGTTCTATCGGTATCGATGAGAAGAATGAGGCAAACTTCCTTACAGCTCTTTCAGAGGGTGTGCTGCTTGTCGAGGACGAGGATAACGTAGGCACTGGCTTACGTGTAAACTTCGGTTATCTTGACGAAAACACATTCGGTACTATCACTAAGGGCAAAGTAAGCTATGAGGATATTGAGAATGTCAAGAGTAAGGCTGACACAGATGGCAATACGATTACAACTCTCATGCTCGCCAAGTCTAAGCTGAATGAAATTCGTAAGGAGCGTTGGGCACGTGAACTTGTTGCTGATGCTGATGGCAAGGTTTACACTGACGAAACCACCTTAAATGTTCCTTCTGTTAAGAAGTTCAAGGAAGCGTTTGAGGACGAGTTTGATATTACACTAAAGGTTGTCGACCGCTCAATCTTGTTCGAGAAGAATGGCCAGCAGAAGAGTAAGAAGCCATGGAATGCAGATCGTTTGGTATTCCTTTGCTCAGATGTAGTAGGTTCACTCGTATGGGGTACACTTGCAGAGTCAACAAATCCTGTTGAAGGTGTCAAGTATGCTACCGTAGACCAGTACAAGTTAATTTCTAAGTACTCTAAGACAGACCCTCTGCAGGAGTTTACAAATGGTCAGTCACTTGTTCTCCCAGTAATTGAAGACGTAGAGCAGATTTATGTCATTGATTGCTCTGAAGAAAAGTCTGCAAGCGTAGATAAGGAGAAGGAAAAGCTTGACACCGCAGACACCTTTACTACTGTAAATGGTAAGAAGTACAAGAAGGCTGACCTTATCGCACAGTTGAAGGCTCTCGATGTCAAAGTGGCTAAGAATGCTTCTGATGATAATGTTATCGCAGCTATCAATTCTCTGAGTGACGAACAGGAGGCAACTCTATTTGCTAACGTAACTGCTCAAGTATAATTATGAAGACAATCATGCAAGCGCTCCAAGATGAAGTTCATTATCCAGTTCCTTTAGGCTTCATTGAAAATAAGCTGATTGAGCGCCAGCTTCAAGGCGAAGAAGACTACACTTTTGAAGTATCAAAAACAGCTGCATGGAAGGGTGCGCTTGCGGATTGTCTTTCCTCTCCCCTAAAAGCCGTAACTTATTCTGAATCTGA